TGGTGGGATCAGGCTATGCAAACTAGACTGAACGACCCCAAGACTGGCGCATTTATTATAATTATGCAGCGTGTACATGAAAATGACTTGACAGGCCATATTTTGGCAAACGAGATGGGAGATGAGTGGGATCACCTGATGTTACCAGCTCGATACGAGATAGGTCACCCAACGCCAAGCAAATCATCTCTAGGCTTTACAGATCCCAGAACTTCCGAGGGTGAGTTGCTCTGGCCTCAGCGTGTTGATGAAAAGACGTTGGGTAACTTGGAGAGGTCACTTGGAAGCTACGCAAGTGCTGGTCAGCTCCAACAGAGACCTGCACCCAAGGGTGGCGGTATTTTAAAGGCCGAGTGGTGGGTTCCCTGGGAGAAACAAGACTTGCCAGACATTGAGTATGTTATTCAGTCTTGGGATACAGCGTTCAGCACAAAAGAATCCGCTGACTACTCAGCTCGAACAACTTGGGGTGTATTTAAGCACAAGGGATTGATGAGCGTGATTGTCTTGGAGATGTGGTACGATAGGGTCAGCTATCCTGACCTAAGACGAATTGCTCAGGAGGCTTACGAAGATTGGGAGCCTGACGCAGTGCTGATCGAGAAGAAGGCATCAGGTCAATCTCTACTGCAAGATTTACGCATGGCTGGCATTCCAGTGCTTGAGTATTCCCCAGATCGAGACAAGCAAGCCAGGGCGCACGCAAGTTCCGCACTGCTAGAAGACGGAAGAATTTTCTTTCCTTCAGATAGAAAGTGGGCTAAGGATTTAATAGATATATGTTCGGCCTTCCCAGCAGGTGGCAATGACGACATTGTTGACACATGCACTCAGGCTTGGTTAAGGTTGAGAAAAGGTTGGTTTGTGACGCATTCTGACGATGAAGAATACGATGAGTACCCTGAGCAAAGAAGGATGACAATGTATGGCTAGGTCACCAATTCCTATTGAAACAGAATTAGCACCGTTTGCCGAGGGTACGCCCCTCGATGATTTACAAGTTGAAGAGATTGATAACGACGAAGTTCTCATTGGAGATCCAGAGCTTGACGAAGTGTCGGAAGACGAAAGTAATTTTGACGCAAATCTCGCTGAAGTTATTGACGACAATGAGCTGGCTCGAAAAGGCCAGACACTTATTTCCTATTACGAGAATGACCGAGAGGCTCGATCCGAGTGGGAAGATCGATATAAGAAGGGCTTACAGACGCTAGATCCTGACGGTGGACTGGATGAGTCGGAAGAGGAGCGTGCGACACGAGGTTTGTCCACAGTTGTCCACCCAATGATATCTGAAGCTGCAACTCAGTTTAACGCAAAGGCAATCGCAGAGCTATACCCAAGTGGCGGTCCTGTTAAGACTGTCATTGTGGGTGATCCCAATGAGGAGCTTGAGGAACAGGCTCGACGTGTTCGGGAATTTATGAATTACCAGATCACGCAGGAAATGCCAGAATACTTTCCTGACTTAGATCAGATGCTATTCCAGTTGCCCCTGGTTGGTCAGACTTTCAAGAAAGTTTGGTGGGATGCAAATATGGACAGGCAATGTTCCCAGTTTGTCAAGGCAGAAGATTTTATTGTCGCCCCAGAGAGTAAGGATTTATATACCTCACCTCGATACACGCAAGTTATCCGAATGCCAAAGAACGACTACAATCGGTACGTTCAATCTGGCTACTACTTACCTGCTGAGTATCAGGGAGGCGATCCAGATCCGTCAGGTGATGTAATTGGTGAGATCGAGGGTGTAGATCAATTTGGCGATGACGCACAAGATAAAATGATGACGTTGCTTGAGATGCACGTCTACGATACTTTTAATGGGATCAATGACACTGACGAGGATGAAGATGAGGATACAGTCGTCGGGTTGCCCTACGTTGTCACGATTGACTACGACAGCGACACCATTGTCAGCATAAGACGTAACTGGCGTGAGGAGGACGAGCGAAAACTTCGACGTGACTGGTTTGTGTCTTACAAGTTTCTACCTGGCCTTGGCTTTTATGGATTTGGCTTATTCCACTTAATCGGTGGACTTGGCAAGGCGGCCACTGGATCACTTCGTGCATTGCTAGATTCAGCCGCGTTCTCAAATATGCAGGGTGGATTTAAGTTAAGAGGCCGTGTGAATGGCGGTGAGCTGGAGGTTAACCCAGGCGAGTTTGTTGATTTAGATTCGACAGTTGACGACGTGAACAAGGCGATTATGCCACTGCCATTTAAGGAGCCAAGCCAGTCACTGTTTAACTTGCTTGGATTTATAGTTCAGGCTGGACAGCGATTTGCCAGCACAGCGGATTTAAATGTTGGGGATGTAAACCCTAATGCACCTGTGGGTTCGACAGTAGCACTTATTGAGCAAGGCTCTAAGGCTTTCTCCGCAATCCACAAGAGACTGCATTACGCGCAGGGGCAGGAGTTCAAATTGCTCGCTGATCTCAATGCCGAGAACCTGCCCGAGTCGTTTACATTTGCGTTATCGGGCAGTAGCGAAGAAGTTTTTGCAGCAGACTTCAACGAGCGTATCGATGTTATTCCTGTAAGCGACCCCAACATCTTTTCCACGGCACAGCGTATTGCACAGGCTCAGGCTATTTTGGAAATGGCGAAGGCGGCTCCACAGCTCCACGACATGTACTCCGCATTCAAGAGAATGTACGAGGCAATACGGATACCAAATATTGACGAGGTCTTAAAGAAACCTGAAGAGGCTGTCATGCTTGACCCGATTGACGAGAATATGAGCGTCATGTACGGCAAGCCAATTCGAGCCTTTGTCGAGCAAGACCACGACTCGCACATTGCAGTTCACATGCAATTCATGCAAGATCCGACGTTGGCTGGCAATCCAGCGGCTCAACAGACAATGGGGCCGATACTACTTGCACATATTGCAGAGCATATTGCGTTACTTTACAGAATCCGCATGGAGGAAAGTGTGGGCGTTCAGTTGCCAGTATTACCAGACTTTAGAGATCCAGAGTTTAAATTTGAGGATATTAATCCTGAGATGGATCGATTGATTAGCCAGAGAGCGGCTCAAGTTGTACAGGAAGCTCCGCAAATGCAACCAATCCCTGCAATGCAACAGGCAATGCAACAGCAACAGGGTCAGCAAGGCAATCCGCTACAGTACGCACAGCAACTCGCACAACTTGAGGCTGAGGCACTGAAGGCGAGGACGCAGTCACAAATCGAGGCAGATCAGGCGAAGGCTCAGTCAGCAATTCAAATCAAGCAAGCTGAGGCACAGCAAGATATGCAAATCGATCAGATGAAGGCACAGCAAGACTTACAGGCTAAGATACAGAAGCTGGAGGCTGAATTACAGCTTGAACGTGAGAAGAACGCCTCTAAGATACAATTAGAACGTGAGAAGAACCAAGCGGAGATGCAAATGGAGGCTATTAAGAATGTCACCGAATGATATTTTAGAATCCATTAGGCCAATTAATCCTTCTGCATTTGGTATGACAAGAGAGCAAGCGATGATGATGCAACAAGGTCAGCCAATGCCTCAACAAGCTCAACCACCAGCAAGCTCCCCTATGCAAGGTGGATTGGATATGAACCAGTACCTCATGCAGAAGGTGCAAGACATTAGACAGAGAATGGGTAAGGGTGACATGGGTGCGTTAAGTAGTGTAGCCGCAGCGATGCCTAAGCCAAACATGCAAGGAGCGTAATATGGCATATAGTGACTTAGGTATGAGTCCAGGACAAGCCCAGGCAATGGGTGGAGGTTATCAAGGTGGCGACACAAAAGGAGACCCTGGTGGCTTTGCAGAAAGTTTAGGAGAAGCTCCAGGAGATGGCGGTAATCTTTTCAGCACAGTAAAAAGTTTTGTTGATAAAGTATTTTCTGGAACAAATCAGAATACCCAAAAAACTCAAAGGACAGTTCTACCTAGCCAAAATTTTTTCCAAAAAAATAAAAACATACAAGCTCTGCTGGATAAAGGCTACACAATAAGCGATTCAGGAAACGCCCTTTACGCACCTTACAACCCGAACTTGGTGTCAGCTAGAGAAAAAGCTGAAAACGAATTCACAGGCATTGCTCCTGAAGTTGCATTTCGCAGTACAGCGGCCAGTATTAATCCTGAGACAGGCATGATGTTTAGCGGTGGCGTTAAAGGTGGAGCATTAGATAGGTTAACTAGCTCCATGATGACACCACAACGTGCAGAGCAAAACAGAAGCAGGACAGCAAAATATGGTGACCGAAGTAGAAAGATGAGAGGTCAATTAAGAGGAAGTGGAGTTGTACCAAGGACTGGAAACCAAGGCGTGTTTGGGTTTCTTGATTTAGACAAGGATGGCGGTATATTTACGTCAACAGATCCCTATGGAACTGTATATGGCATGAGTAATGAGGCTATTTACGACCCAAGTTTACCTGAAGCCTATCGAGGCATCCCAAGTGTTTACGCGGCTAAGACTGGTGAAAAGGTAAAGACTGACCCCAACCCAACGCTTGTTGAGCAAATTGGAAGTTACGTTATGCCTGGAGCTGGTCTCGCAAAGTTAGGTCAATATTTTTTCCCTGGCACAACTCAAGAAAACACTCAATCAAAAATGGTTAGTAACAATAATCAAATCAACAAAGATTTAGTGTTTGGACAAGATAATTTGACAGACCAACAGATTTTATCTAACCCAAATTACAGCTATATGGTTCCAGATTACTTAATGCCTCCAGAAATTATTGGGTATAGACCAGATGGAAGCCCTGTTACTGCAAGTGACCCAGACGCAGCTCAATGGCGAGGGGTTGGAATGCAATGAACTACAATGGCAACAATAAATTCGGAGTATTGCCCAGACGCACAATGATTGCAAACCAGCCACATATGTTGGCATACATTAATCCCCAAGAGGAAATGTTACTACGTCAATTGGGTGGTGCTGGTGAGCCTGTCGGACCTATGGGAATACCTGCTTATTATTTTGGTTACGGTGGTCAGCAACAACCAGACGCAAATTTTGGTTATGAAGCTCCTGGTGGTGGTGGAGGAGGAAATCAAGGTGTTTCAGTAAATGACTATAATAATGCAATAGCTAGAGTAAACCAGCCGCTTGAAAGAGGTTACAATCAAGATGCCAGAAATAGAGACTTAGCAACAATTGACGCTTATAATGCAAGTTTTACACCTGTTACATCTGAGATTGCTACACCTGCTATATCTTCACCAGTTTCTGATGATGGTTTTTTAGGTGTATCTGATGGTGGTTCTGGTTATGTTGACTATGGCACAGATGCAGTGAGCACTTCTCCTGTAGAAGTTACAGTTGACCCAACTAACACTTCGGGAGCCACAACAACTAGTATAGTTGGAACTGATATGTTTGATAATATAAGAAATCTTATGGCTCAAGAAGAAGCAGGTGTGGGAGCATCTGCTGGTGTAACTGGAACTGATTTTGACTTTGGTATGGGTAGTGTTGATGGTGTAGGTGACGTTGGTACAGGTGACATAGGGTCAGGTGGCGTTGATTTTGATTCAGGCGGTGATTTCTTGGGTGAATTTGGAGGAAGTGGTGTCGATCTTGGTGGCGGTGTATCTGCTGGCGCGCCTGAAAATGATTTTGATTTTGGTGCAGGTAGTATTGATGGTGTTGGATCTTCCGCTGGTGAAGGAGATGTTGGCATTACAATAGATCCTTATGACAATCCTTACGCGATTGATATTACTGACACAAATATTTACACAGAAAATCCCGATGGAACATATACCGTTGAGGATGGTGAGCCAGACCCTATAGAAATGGGCGGTGATGAAGAAGGTAAACCGCCAGCAAATGGAGGTGATACAACTGACCCTATAGAAATAATTGGTGACGGAGAAGGTGAACTGCCAGCAGAATATTTTAATCTCTTTAGGTCTACCGCGCCATCTAGTTGGCTTCGCAACTCTATATATAATGCCTACGGAACAGGTCCAGATTTTGATGTAGATGTCTATCAGGCGGCTGATGGCTCACTGAGATTTACAGAGACTGACCAGTTAGTTCCAGAGGAATATTTAAAATATATACCTTACGCAAGACGCACAGAAATGGATGCACCTGTAGAGGAGGAAGCATAATGGCAGATCAAATAGAGGCAATCAACAGAGCATTAGCTGAAAGCACGCAGAGGGCAATGCCAATAGAGAATGATGTTAGCTTTGAAGATTACATTGGTCAAATGAGCGACGATGAGCTTGGCATCTTGATAGATTCCATTGGCACTGGTCAAGGCGAAATGGGTCCAGATACAGACAGTGAGCAAAATTACAATCTACTGGAGCGCATATTGCAAACTTTAGGCTTGGGTAGGTCTGTAGATGACGTTAGGTTAATGGAAGGTTCTTCACCTGAGCAAATACAGGAATATATGGGTGAGAGAATGGAAGACACAAGAGGTGCGTTGAGTGGTATAAAAAATACCATTATGGATGAAGTTAATAAAATGAAGTCACAAGGAGAATAAAATGGCTGAAGTAAATGTAGAAAATATGGAAGAGAACGCAGAACTCTTCATGGAGAAAATGGGTTTCGCTCATAACTCTGACGGATTAGATATGAGTGACGACCAGCTCGTTAATTTCCTACTGCTCTGTCACCAAATGCAACATGGCGTGGGTGATGAGTACGAAGAGGAGATGATGGAGGAAGACATGTACGATGATCATGGCGACGGTGTTAAAGTCAAAGTCATGAAAGTTGGCGGTGGCGACGTTCACGAAATGATGAATGAGTTACTTGGAGGTTAAATGCCTGTAACAAAAGTAAAAGGTGGTTACAGGTGGGGTAAGTCTGGAAAGATTTACAAAACAAAGAAAGAAGCAGAGCGTCAGGGCAGAGCGATTTATGCCTCTGGCTATAACAAAAAGGGAAGGAAAGCGTAATGGATTGGATTAAAGGAAGATTAAAAGAGCCTTCAAGCTATGGAGCTGCGGCTGTCGTTGGTGTTGGTCTGGGCATTTTACTAACACTGCCAATATTAACTTGGGCAGGTATTATCTGCGCTATATTCGGATTGGTTCTTAAAGAGAAATCAGGCGAGTAAAGAATAATGTCTATTTTATCTGCTCTTCTTAAACGTGGTGGAGACTTAACTGATGATGCCTTAGAGTATTTAAAGGACTATATACGTTCATCAGAGGGCTACGGTGCTTTAAAAGATTTAGTTAAACCTGTAAAAACAGACCTAGATCCTGCTGGTTTAGGGGGAACAAGGCTACCTGATTTTGTTGAGGATATTGAGTATAAGACAACAGACCAAGGTATTTTAATTCCAGAGCAGACAATTGATATTTCTGAACTACAGGGCAGAACTTTAACTCCTGCATATGGAGATAGAACATATGCAGGAAAAACTCTTGATGCAATAGCTGGAGTAAAGCTAAACCAACCTGTTGAGATGCAGGGTGGTAATGAATTTATGCGATTAAATGATGCAGGTCTCTGGGCATCTGAGCAAGCGGCAATGAAAACAAAAGCAAAAGCTATGAGTGACATGGATGACCCTTTAATGGTCTATACAGCAATGTCTGGTCAATCTGGTGATTTTTCTAAAATGATGTCAGATGCAACAATGGGGATGATAGAGCAAAGTAAAATTACAAAAAAAGCCGCAAAAAGTTACGACGATTTAATAAAGAAAAATGTAGATTCAGATTGGGTTGGCATCTTAAATCCAAAAGCTCGTGAATATATAAATAATATGTCTGGTTCAGATAGAAGACTTCTTTGGCAATTTATGGATAAAGATAGTTTTAAAAAACAAGGATTTCCTGATCTTGGCGTTATAAGAGCTGCTATTACTGATCCTGCACTATTAACTACTCCTTCATTTACAACTGGCAGGTCTATAGGCGCATTAGATTCCATCATAACACAACCATCTAAACATAAGACATATAATACTGAAGTTGTAGGTGAGTATTTAGGTAGTCTGCCTAAAGATGTGCCTGGAGAATTAATTTGGCGAGATTTCTTTGAAGAAATGGCTAAAAGAAAAGAAACAACTGGTAAGGCAAACCCACAAAGAGCATTTTTAATGACCCCATCAATAAAACAAAAAGTTGATCAGCAAATGGTTGATGAGGTCAGTAAGTTTACTGAGATTTTGAAAGGCCGTAATTAATGGAACGCCTGACACCTTCTTTATTTAAACCGAGAGCATTGTCCAGCATAGGATCAAGCAATTCTAATTTTGTTTGTATTTCTGATGGTATTTCTATACCTCCAGATGCCTCTAAGGTTATTTTCCACACTTCATCCAAGAGTGCTTCTTTATTTAATTTATCCATGTTATTATCTCCCTTAATAAGAGTTGTATCATACATGTTTTTGCTAGTAAAGGGAAGTAAATAATTATGCCTGTCAAAAAGAAAAAAGCAAAAAGAGATGCGTGTTACAGGAAGGTAAAGGCTCGGTACACCAGAAATGGTGGAACGTGGCCTAGTGCGTATGGATCTGGCGCACTTGTGAAGTGCAGAAAAGTAGGGGCAAAGAACTGGGGTAATAAAAGTGCCAAGAAAAAGAAAAAGTAGCACCAGTGGTGGTTTAAGAAAGTGGTTTAGCCAAAATAGTGGCAAGGGCTGGGTTGACTGTAAAACTGGCAAGCCCTGTGGACGTAAATCCAGAACTGCTAAAAGCAAGAGAGGATATCCTGCTTGCCGTCCGACAATGGCTCAGTGTAAGAGTAAGAAGGCAAAGGCAGCTACAAAGCAAAAGACATCAGCTAAACGTGTAAATTGGAAAGGTAAGAAAAATGGCAAAAAAAACAGTTGAAGCTCCTAAAGGTTTTCATTGGATGAAATCTGGCAAGGGATTTAAGTTAATGAAGGGCGATTACAAGCCTCACAAGGGTGCAGTCAAGAAGGCATCCTTTGAAATACAGAAAGTTCACAAAGCCTAATGTATGAATACGCGATCAAAGAAGTTTTAAAGGTTGTAGATGGCGACACAATAGATGTCCTCATTGATTTAGGCTTTGATCTGACAAAAAAAGAAAGAATTAGGCTTGCTGGGATTGATACACCAGAAAGTCGGACGCGAAACCTCGAAGAAAAGAAGATGGGTCTAGAGGCAAAGGAATATTTGCAGAATAAACTTGACAATTGCAAAAATCTCAGGGTCAAAACCGAAAAAGACGGCAAATATGGCAGAATGCTTGGCTGGTTACACGGCAATGACGAAAATATAAACAATATAATGGTCACTGAGGGCTATGCGTGGGAATATGACGGTGGAACTAAGGAAAAGAGCTTAGAGGCACTCAGAGCGTCACGAGGAGCCGTCTAATGGGTGTCATTAGTGGGTTAACTAAAGAAATAGCACCACCAATTTATGGTGCGTTAAATAGAATTATACAAAAAGCAAGAGATATGGGTTTTGGGGATAAAATTTATTATCACTCGACAACGGCTAAAAAAGATTTTGATGAATTTTCAGATGTGGGTACAGGTAGCAATGATCTTGGATATCATTTTGGAACAGCACAAGCTGCTGATGAAAGAAATAGAAATTTAGTAAATAACAAATTAAGAAATTTATTTAATGAAAGCCCAGAAAGATTTAAAAAATTAAATATGAACTACGAAAAAATGGGAGAAGGCAGTAGAACATTTCCTGTAAAGTTAAAAGCTAACAATCCTCTTTATCTAGAAGAAAATCGTACAGGAGAATGGAAAGCTCGTGATATTTTAAAACAAATAGAAAAAAAAATTGATTCGGATCTTTCAAGTAATAATACTTTTGGCAATATGACAGAAAAGGAAATGGAAGATTTTCTTAGCGGAGATTATAAATTAAACAATGTTATGAGAGATGATGCAATCAATTACAAAGCTGAATCAAATGAGTATATGGGCGAAGATTGGGGAATTAACGAGTGGACAAAAGACTTTTTAGAAAAAAATGGATTCGACAGCATTAAATATACAAACATTGTAGAAGATGCAGGATCAGAAAGTGTAATTGTTTTAAGACCAAATCAAATTAGAATGCCTTGGGCATCTTTTGATCCAGAAAAAGCAAAAAGTGGGAAGCTCTTAGCCTCAGCCGCTCCAGTCGCTGTGTCACTTGGGGCATTGTCAGACTTAAAAGAGGAGCCTCAGTAATGGGCAAAATTGGTGTACTCACAGATGTGGTTAAGTCAGGTTTAACTAAAGCTGAAGAAGTTGCCGAGACTATTCTTGATTTTTTAAGAAAAGGTGAGCCAGAAAAGATTACAGAAGAAATGTTAGATGAAGCAGATGATGTTTATCTTTATAAAAACTATGATTTACCAATGGATGAAGCAAGCCGTATGAAGAGAGCTGAAGAAATGGGTTATACTGGATCATATCATGGCACAGGAAATGTTTTTAAATCAGTTGATAAGGGTAGGTTTGGAACAGGAATAGATGCTTACGGTGAAGGTTTTTACTCAACAACTAATCCAAGACGAGCTGAAAGATATGTACCAAAAAAACCAGGATTTGGATTAGAAGAAGATCCTTTTGTAGAAGGTGGTAACATAATTCCAACAATGGTTTCAAAAAATAATATTTTTGATACAAATGAAAAAGCAGGAGATTCTGTATTAAGAATTGCTAAAATTTTTGAAGAACCTTCATCTGATTTTTCAGTTGAATATAAAGATTATGGTAAAAATTCTTTACCTGGTGTGTTTATTAAAGGTCTAGTGGGTGAGGGAAAATCAACTAACATTAAAAGTATGTTTCTTGATCCAGAGCTTAAAAAAGTTGATGTTTTAACAAAGTTACTAAATACTTTTGGAAAAAAGAATAGTTCAGAAATTTTAAAAAAGGCAGGATACGATGGGTTAATTTCTCCAGAAGGATTTGGTGAAAAAACTTATCTTACGTTTGATCCATCTAATGTTCGCTCTAAATTTGCTAGATTTGACCCAATGTTAAGTAAATCAAAAAACCTCCTAGCCTCAGCCGCGCCAGTCGCTGTTTCCCTTGGGGCATTGTCAGACTTAAAAGAGGAGCCTCAGTAATGGCAGCTCTAACAAAATTAGGTGAACAGGTTTTAAGTCTTGGTCGTGAATTATTTGGATTTGCAATAAGAGGAAACCCTAAAGTTGCCGAGATTGCTAAAGTAAATGGCGTGACAATGGATACACTGGAATCTGCGTCCGATGAAACATTAAATGCTATACTTGATAGGGCATATAAATCAGAGGCAATGGATAAAAGATTTGCACAAAACATTTCTAAGCAAATTAAAAAAGATTCTCTTGGAGCTTTATCTGGTGTAAACGAATATTGGGAAGGTTTAATGAACCCTCCAACATTAAAAGTGGACAATCCTGGGGGGGATTGGCTTGAAAGAAAATTGAAAAAAGCAGAAAAAGAACGTAATGAAGCACCTCCGAATACTTTTCAAGCAAATTTCGGTACTGGCGAAGGTAATACAGCATGGCTTGATAAAAGCATAATGCTTGACCCACAAATGCTTGCTGGAATTAAAGGGGCTGCTTTTGAGGAACTATATCGTCCAGATCCAGGTAAGATAAGTGACCTTAAAAAATCTATTAAAGAAAAAGGGTATCTATCATCTCCAGTAAAAATTTATGTGCGAGAAGATGGGGTTCCCTTTGTAATGGAAGGTAATCATAGAATAATTGAAGCTCTTGAAAGTGGCAGAGAAAAAATACCTGTAGAGATTGACTATTTTAGAGGTGCAGAAGATATTGAGGATGGTATGTTTAGCCCAAGTAACTTAGGAGTTTTAAGGTAATGGCAGAATTTAAAGGTAAAAAAGTCAGCTTAAATAAACCCCGACGTATTCGAAAAGGGGAGACAAGTTACGGCAAGAAAAAGTCCGTTGTCTTTGTAATGGACGGTGATAAGGTAAAGCGTGTAACCTTTGGTGATCCAAATATGCGTATAAAAAAGAACCAGAAGGGGCGTAGGTCTAATTTCAGGGCTAGACATAACTGCGATAACCCAGGTCCAAAGACAAAGGCACGATACTGGTCGTGCAAGGCATGGTGAGAAATGGCAAAAGCGGCAGTTAAAAGAGTAGCACAGGCAGAAATTAGAGCGGCTAAGAGTTTCCTAAAACGTCGTGGATTGGATACAGATGATATATCCCCACGCAAATTTGCAATAGCAGCTAAGGAACTCGACAAGGGATTTGCCGAGACACTAAAAATATTAGCGCGTGAGTTGTCAGGAGGACAGGTCTAGTGGCACGTCAAGACGAATATGACCGAGAGTTCCTAGAGTACGAAGACCCAGCCATATACAAGGCTCTGATGCAACAGGAGGCTTCTGAGAGGCCGACATACTCTAGCACTGGCACAATGTTTGAAAACCTTCCTGACAATGTGTACAGGTCTGGAGAAGGCCGTAGAGCTGTTGCAAGTGCATTGGGTAATATTATAGGTGACGATTACGCGACAGGTTTAATTGGTGGAGATCCAAATAAATATATGGGTCTAGGAGCATTAGACGCGGTTGGCATTGGCGGTGCAATTGATTTTGCGGATTCTTGGAAGTTCTTTAATAAAATTAATGCCGATAAAACAAGAGTTGAAAATGAATTAATTGAGGAAGGGTATGACCCAAGTTCAGAATCTTTTGATGATGAAGTGACAAATCGAATGCCAGAGTACCACGGAAAAGGTGAGGCATTCTTTCACTCATTACTTGCACCAATTGAGATTGCCACACTAGGTGCAACAACTAAAATGGTTACAGGTGGGAGAGCCGTTAAAAACGCATTAAACAAAAAAATAGATATGATTAATAGAAAGTTAATGTCAATATCTGGCGCACTTCCCTCTGGTAACATGAGTGACAACATTCAGGCCATACAAGGTTCCGCAGAAAATTTAAGAGACCTTAGATCCTAGATTTCTATTTGCCTTTTCCATAAAGCTCAGTAGTCGAGCGTGCAATTGCTCCACTTCGGGTGTCTGCCTTACGTTCTCCAGGGCGTTGGTAATTGTACTAATTTCATCAGCCGTGAATTGCATTCCAAAAACTGCCATGTGTATCTCCTTATAAAAATTTATTAATTAAACCAGAAAAAAACCTTCTATGTCTCTTTGGTTTTTCTTTGGTGACAAATAAGTGACCACGCAAGTCAATCGATATCCAGTCACCTAACTCAGCAGGAACCTCTCCCTGCATTGTAAACACATATAACTTGCCATTGCCACGCCTAATTTCAGACTGATTTTTCAACCAGTCTGGAATTTTATCTGGGCTACTGTACTGCCAAAATTGTTGTATCATTATCCCTCCAAATTATGGCGACACGACACGACACACCCTTAAGGGGTGTCGTATGTCGCCTATAGTATTAAGCCGCCTTCTTTACTTCTACCTGTGCATCAATAATGTAATTTACAATCTTTGATGCGTAGGATGATGCCTTCCATATAAATGTGGTATCATTTTCAAGAGCTTTCAGCCAACCATTTAAATATGTGGCGTTCTGCTCTGTAGGCTCAAAGTCAATCCCGACGTAAGATGCAAGGTACATACTTGCCAACTCAGCGACCAACTCCTCAAATGCGTAGGCATTTTCTGCCTCGCTCTTTTCAGCGTTAAGTCTATCCAACCTACTCTTGTGTCCAGTCCAGTGACCAATCTCGTGGAATAGAACGGAGTAGTATGCGTCAACAGATTCAAAGTTATGCTTGTGAGGCATGTGAATATAGTCGCCACTTGGGTCGTAGAAACACTTGCCATTATTTGTCTCTCTAAGCTCAACACCTAAATTGGCAATAAGTTTGTCGGCTATGTGATGTCTCTCCTCAAGAGTGACTTCCTTAACTTCCTCTTCAGGTAAGCCAACAATATCTATGCCATTAACCATTGGGTATGGCTTAAAGAATACGAATGGCTTCAATAGCTCATTGCCATCCTTATCTTTGGTGATGGTGACAGGACGTAAGAACCAAGTCATCTTACTGCCTTTTCTCCAGCTCAATTTGTTTTTCTTTAGAGCTGACGTGGTTGCCCACTTATCATCAGCACCTGTGAATAATGCGACAAGCTGATTACCACCAGTAAAAATATGGTTGGTAAATAAGTTGTAGGCAAGACCGCTCTTACCGCCAACCCACGAAGGCTTCCAAGATTTATTGCTATCCCGACATTCCTTCATAGACGCAATTACTTTTTCGTTAAGTTCCTTAACAACTCTTTGATCTGATAGTTTCATTATATTTCTCCCTGATTTGATGGGGAGACTAAGCTCCCCAATTTATTATCTAACTTTTATTTTATTAAAGGCTTTTTCGCTTATTGCTATCGCTATCATTGGAACTGAATTGTAAATATTTTTAGGACAATTTGTTTCGTATTCATCCATATCTACTGCACCTTTTTTAATTAAACTGGCTATAACACCTCGGTATACTTTAGGGTCTAAGTCATATGAAGAAAAAATTGTTCCACATTCTTTAGTACCATCTGTGGTCATTTCCCATGTATCATTGTGCGCAGTCTCACCGTTGTCTGTACTCCACTCACTACCGTGATTTTTTGCTAAAATTGTTAAAATTTTTATTTCAAGTTCTGTATATTTTTCCATTATATTTCTCCCTGTTGATATCTAGTATATAATAGCAATCACTAGCAGATACAAGGGGTAAATATAAAAAAATCATACTTTTCATACTTTTCCTACACTTTTTCATATTTTCCGTTAAAATGGCTTATGAATAATATGAAAACCCTATAGGGGTTCATATGTATTCATAGGTAAACGTGGCACTAGCCAAATCATAAGGAATTTGCTATGAACAGGGCATCTTTTGGTTCTCTCATGAGGGGAGGCCCAGGTAAGCGTAAAAAAATAAAGAAAAGGGAGGTTACCATGAAAAAGAAAAAAGGTAAGAAAAAGGGCTACTAATGTCTGATCAGAAAATTGTCAAAATATTCGTCAAGGGCATAAGTATGTCTGGAAAGGTAAAAGATGACAACAGCGGATCTGCTCCAGAGAATAAAAAAGAATCTGGAGAGGGAGAGGCTAGCAATAGCTGAGAAAATGGTTTTAGGTCGGAATACTGACTTTTTATCATACCAAAAAGACGTTGGTATTGCAGAGGGTTTAAGTCAAGCCTCTGACATTATCAGCGAAACAATGAAAAAAATTAATGAAGAGGATGCATAACATGTCTCATCCACATGTCTTAAAGAAAGAGGAAGAAGTTGAAACAACTTTAGAACCTCATCAACTACCAGTTCCATTAAATTGGAAAGTGCTAGTTCAACCCAATCAAGTAAAAATGCAAACTAAGGGCGGCCTACACCTACCCTCCATATCGAAAGATAATGAAGAGTATTTAACCGCTCACGGTAGAATTGTTGCAATGGGTGACCTAGCTTACAGAGATCGAGATACTGGCAAACGCTGGCGTTCCGAAATCTGTCCTAAAGTTGGAGACCGCGTGACCTATGGTAAATACGCTGGTCAAAAACTCACAATCAATGGCGTGAGGTTTCTACTGCTGAACGATGACGAACTGACGTCTATCCTTCCAGAAGATGCCGACATAGCCGCATATCTAGCGTAAACAACTTGGAGGTCGCAAACCATGTCAAATGAAGAAGTAATTCAGGAGATCGAAGACGAAATTAAAAAGGCAAAAGGTGAGCCTGAAGAATTTCAAATTGAAATCACTGAAGATCCTGCGGAGGAGGCGAAAGATGTAGCCGAGGAAGCAGTCGAAGAAAAAAAGGCAGAACCTGAAAAAGATCCAGAGTATGGTGAAAAGGTTCAGAAGAGAATCAAGAAACTTGTCGATCAGCGTCGTGAGGCTGAAATTCAAGCTAGGCAGATGCAGGAGCAGAACGCCCAGTTAGCCGCAAGGCTTGACCGACTTGAGCAAGGTTCTAAAAAAAGTTCTGAAAATCAATTTAATCAGCGTTACGCACAGACCAAGGCGGCTCTCACAAAAGCTGTTGAGGAGGGTGACACTGAAGCTCAAGTTAATTATCAGGAGCAAATGGCAGATATGCGTGCCGCAATGCGGATTGCACAGATGCAAAAACAGCAACAAGCTCAACAGGCAGTCTCACCGACTGTGGGTAGGGCGCAACAAGTTGCACAAGACCCAGCACCAGAAAGAGCTATGTCTTGGTGGCAACAAAATAAATGGTTTAACGCCCAAGGTTTTGAGCGTGAAACTGCCGCAGCTAGGGCAATTGATGTTCAATTAGACCTAGAGGGATTTGATAAAAATGCAGGAGAATATTACGATGAGTTAAATAATCGTTTACATAATGTATTTCCTGAGTTAGTTTCACCATCAAGTCCTAGTAGACCTAGAACAAAAAGTAGACCACCAGTCGCCCCCACTACAGGCGGTTCTTCATCCTACAAAGGCAACAGGGTTCGCATGACGCAGGACCAACTTAGAATGGCTAGAGAACTTGGTATAACAGATGAAAACAGTCTTAAAAAATATGAGGCCGAAATCAAACGTCAGCAAAGGAGCTAATTATGTCTGAGAATAGAAATGTGCGTGCAAGCGAAACCCGAACATCTGTGCGTGAGGAGCAAGTTCGCTCCGAAGCGACATGGAAACCACCATCATTGTTGGACTCACCAGAACCTCGTCCAGGTATGACCCAACGATGGATAGCTACCTCGATTCAGGGTAAGGATACTCCAGACAACGTGTATAAAAGAATGCGCGAAGGTTGGAACCCACGCCCTGCTGAAACCGTTAAAGATAAGTTGTTTCCGACTATCAACCACGGACAGTGGGCAGGATCAATTGGGATTGAAGGCATGTTACTTTGTGAAATGCCTATCGAGACTCACAGGCAAATGAAGGATTATTATCAAAATAAAAATTCTGAGCAAAATGAGTCGGTCACAGGCGATCTTGATGCGTTAGGACGAAAAACTGGACATTCGATTCATCAGACTCGAAAGTCTACTTCGAGCCGTGGCAGGGATTACTCTGCTATGGAAGACTAAAACTTTAACGCTAAAGGAGCGAAAAAATGGCTAATGTTGATGCAGCCTTTGGGTTTATCCCAGTTCGCCACATGAGCGGTAACGCACCAAGGACAAACAAGTACACTTGTGCAAGTGGTTTGGCAGAAAACATCTTTAAAGGTGATCTCTGCATAATCATAAGCACTGGCCTTGTAACTCCACATACAGCCACCGAAACTAATAACATCGGTGTGTTTGATGGGTGTTCATACACCGCGAGTGATGGCTCATATGTTTACAGTGAATACTGGCCGACTGGAACGACAGCTACAGATATTGTACTGTTTATCTACGACGATCCGTACATTGTGTACAAAGTTCAATCCGCAGGATCTCCTGCACAGACTAACATTGGTAATTGTGCCGATGTCGTGGCTGGAGCAGGTTCGACCACAACAGGTCAATCTGGGTTTGAAATTAGCGGAACTATGGCAGCAGGTACAGCTACCTGTAAGATCATGGCTCTTCACGATGCACCAGATAATGCATTTGGTGCGAACGCAGTCATGGAAGTGCTTATTAATGAGCATCTCCTAAAAGACTCAGCAGGTATATAGGAAAGGGTTAGACAATGGCTATGAATAGAGCAAGTTTTGCTAAAATGCTTGAGCCAGGGCTGAATACTCTTTTCGGTCTTGAATACGACAAGTATCCAGAGGAATACCTAGCAGTATTTGAAAGCAACACCTCCAGCAAAGCGTTTGAAGAAGACGTATTGTTGTCAGGTTTTGGGTCAGCACCAACTAAGACAGAGGGTGCGGCTATTTCTTATGATGATGCTGGGCAACAATGGACAGCGCGATACCAACATGAGACAATTGCTTTAGCTTTCGCAGTTACTGAAGAAGCTGAAGAAGACGGTCAGTATGGCTCAATTGCTTCACGTTACACTAAGGCACTAGCACGCTCAATGGCTTCCACTAAGGAAATCAAAGCGGCAAACGTCTTAAACTTCGCGCAAACTGCTGGTTACACAGGCGGTGACGGTGTTACACTACTAAGTGCATCACACCCAACCCAAAATGGTAACCAATCAAATGTGTTAGGCACAGCGGCTGACCTTTCAGAGACTTCACTAGAGTCCGTTCTTATCAACATTGCTGATATGAAGGATGACAGAGGTCTTCGAATTGCGGCAGTAGGTACTACTTTGGTAATACCGACAGCTTACACATTTACAGCGGAGCGTCTGTTGGAATCTCAATTGAGAACAGGCACAGCCGATAATGACATTAACGCTATTAAGTCAGGTGGATACCTACCTAATGGCGCACATGTTATGCGTCGGTTGACAGACTCAGATGCGTGGTTTGTAAAGACTGACGTACCTGACGGCTTGAAAATGTTCCAAAGATCGCCTATGAAAAAAGGCATGGAAGGTGACTTCGAAACTGGAAATGTACGCTACAAAGTCCGTGAGAGATATTCTTTCGGTCACACTGACTGGCGTGGCATCTTCGGATCTGAAGGCGCATAATAAAAAATTGAGGGAGGGGATTATCTCCTCCCTTTTCACCTTGACAGTTGCATTTTGCAACTGACACTAGCCAAGACAAGGAGACACACATGGCTAATACAACATTTACAGGAGCAGTACGCTCCGAAAACGGTTTTAAAGTAGTATCTAAAAATGCTACAACAGGCGCATACACTGATACAGCGGTTATTGCCTCAACAGGTATTGTCACAAATAAATATGTAAAACACGTCGGCTTTGCGACAGGTGTTACTGTTAACACTACTGCTGGCGATAGCCCGACAATTGGTGAGTTTACTCAGCCAGCAAACACAATCATCACTGACATTAAGATATTTTGTGACACAGCTCCTGTGATTGGAACTGGTGACATTGGTTACGAAGTTGGAACATCTAGCTCAGGCGCACAAATCGTTGCGGCTCAGACTGATGAAATCCTTGATGGCGGTACAACCGTTGTTGAGCATAACGTAACTGTGACCACTTTGGTTCTTCAGACACAAGATGGTACAACTGCACCAGCTTCTGTTCAATATACAGACACTGAAAGAACTATTTACTGTAACATTACAAATACTGTCGATGCGACAACAGCAGGATCGTTCACATTCATTATTGAATATGTTCAAATCGCATAATTAATTAGGTGGGGGTAAAACCTCACCTACACATTAGGAGAGTAAAGTGGCAGATATTACAACGACAACTAAAATTTCAGAAAACACTCGTGAAGTTGTTTACGCTTTTCAATATCAATATGTTGACGGTGGCAATGAAAGTGCTGTTTCTAAAATAGATGTCTCTGGTCTAACTAAAAGCGCAAATGGCGACACATGTACTGGCATAAGAATTGTTGAGTGTTGGTGGGTAATAAATGCAATGACTGTAGAAGTTTTAGCGGATGCGGATACAGACGTTATTGTTTTGCATTTAGATGAAGGTCAGTCAGGATACCAAGACTTTTCAAAATTTGGAGGGCTACCGACAAGTAGTTCATACGGATCAAGTGGAACTGGCGACATTAAATTTACGACAACAGGGGCTGGTGCGGCAGGTGATGCTTATCAGATTGTGATAAGAGCAATTAAAGAGTATTAAATATGGCAACTTCAGGAACGGTAGCATTTAGACCAGACGTTGAAGAGATTATTTCGGAAGCCTACGAGCGGTGCGGAATAGATCCACAGACTAGGACAGGTGATCAAGCTGTATCGGCAAGACGCAGTTTGAACCTACTGTTTTCTGAGTGGGCTAACAGAGGCATAAATTACTGGACGGTGTCAAAGAACACATTGACTTTAGTAAAAGACCAGACAACTCCATACACATTGCCAGCAGGAACAATAGACATTATTGATGCAGTTATAGCGGATAGTGCTGGCACTAATACGGCTGATCAAATGCTTAATCGTATTTCAATTGCCGATTACAATCAGTTACCAAATAAAACCAGTAGCGGTAAGCCAAGTCAGTATATGCTCGACAAGCAGTACACGCCACAAATTTATTTCTGGCAGATACCTGACGTTTCGACATACAGCATGGTTTACTGGGCAATCAATCAATTAGAAGATGTGACCCTGTCCAATCAAGATGCAGATGTTCCATACAGGTGGAGTGACTGTATATGTGCAGGTTTGGCAAGTAAATTAGCTTTAAAGTACGCGACAGACAAATTTCAAATACTTGATAGTGTTTATGAGCGTTCATTTAATTTAGCGGCTTCGTCAGATAATGACGGAGTAAGTTTGAGGATTCATCCAACAGGAATGAACTTAGGATAATGGCAAGGTACGCAAGAGGAAAAAAATCCAATGCGATAGGCGACAGAAGTGGCTTTAAGGTCAAATATACTAGTTTAAAGACTACTTGGGATGGATTGCGTGTAGAGCCAGAAGACTGGGAGCCAAAACATCCTCAGCTTACGCCAGCTAAAAATGTTATAGATGCCACGGCATTATTTAATCCCAGGCCAGATAATGACCCAGATAATTTTAAGTTCTTTGTCGGTTACACACAAGATTGGACAGTAGACCCAAGGACACTCCCTGGTATTGGAATGAGGGGTGTAGGCACTGTCGGGAACGGAAAAGATTCAGAGGTTTATATATTTACTTCAGTGGAAGTCACTGGTGTCGCTGGTACAGGTGCAATTGGAACTGAAATACCACTTGCCTTTATTACTGAGACAGGTGTAGCCGCGACAGGTGCGATAGGTTCGTTTACCTTAGCGGCTGTTATTAATGAAACTGGATTGGCTGGCACAGGTGCAGTCGGTGTGTTTGGCGAGACAGACGGACCAAACATGCAACTATCAATTACAGAGTCTGGCGTGGCTGGCACAGGTGCAATAGGAACAGAGGCAGTAAACTTACAAGGTTGGGGCAACTCATCTTGGGGTGAAGGAGAATGGGGCGATTAAATGAATTACTCAGCACTAAAGACTAACATTCAAAATTTTATGGAAGATGATTCTTCAGAATTAACAACTTCTATAGATACAATTATTTCCCAGGCTGAGGATATGATTTACCAACGTCTTCCTAATTTACCTGCATACAGGGGAAGTGCATCTGGAACTCTTGTTGTGGGTACTTCTCAATACACTGTGACGACTGCAAGAATGATAAGGCAAGTTTCCATTACAGATTCAAGTAGTAACGTGGTTTATTTAGATCACAGAATTGATTCATATTTAAGAGATTATTGGCCTAACGCATCCACGACAGGAACGCCAAGAATTTACTCTACAGATTCTGCGTCTACATCAGGCACAGTTTTTACCCTTGCACCAACACCCAGTGCAACTCTCGCTTACAAGGTTGACTATATCGCTCCAGAGACTGGTCTATCTTCGAGCAACACAACGTCTTGGATAGGAGATAACGCTGAGGCGGCTTTACTGGCGGCATGTTTGTATGAAACTTCTGCTTTCCTTAAAGCCGCAGATACGTTACAATTATACAAGGCACAATTTGACGAGGCAATTCAATTGCTACAGCAGGAAATGCAGAGAAACTACGCTGCTGAATATAACGGAGGAATATAATGGCAATATCACAGGCAATGTGTACAAGTTTCAAGGCTGAAGTTTTAGATGAACAGCATGACCTTGTAGCAGATACAATAAAAATTGCTCTTTTCACTAGTTCCGCTAGTTTAGGAGCATCAACTACAGCATACTCAACTTCTAATGAGGTTGCTAATGGCAACGGTTACGCGACTGGCGGTGTTGAGCTTACATCGAGAGCGGTTTCAACAAGTGGCACGACAGCTTACTTTGATGCGGCAGATCCAAGTTGGACTTCAGCTACGTTCACGGCTAATGGAGCTTTAATTTATAATTCATCTAACAGCAACAAAGCAATTGCCGTATTAGCTTTTGGCGGTGATTTCACTGTTGCAGGTGGTACGTTTCAAATTGTTTTCCCAGCGGCAGGGGCAAACGCAATAATAAGGATAGATTGATATGGCTAGTACCTATGTAAATGACCTCAGACTTAACGAGATGGCTACAGGCGATGCGTCAGGGTCATGGGGTACAGTAACAAACACAAACCTAGAATTGATCGGTGAGGCTTTTGGCTATGGCACTGAAACTATAGGAAATGCAGATACAACAATAACAATGGCAGACGGTGCGTCTGATGCAGCGAGGTCATTTTACCTTAAAATTATTTCAAGTGCAGATTTAACTACAACCAGGGTAATTACTCTCGCCCCAAACACTGTTTCTAAAGTTTGGATAATAGAGAACGCAACCAGTGGAAGCCAGATTATAACAATTAAGCAAGGAACTGGTGCGACTATAAATATTCCCAACGGTCACGTTAAGATGGTTGCGACAGACGGAGCTGGTTCTGGTGGGGCAGTTTTAGATTTACTTACAGATTTAAATGTAGCGACAAACCTTTTTGTTAAAAATGCTGGAACTGGTGACGGTAGCACTGCAAATATATATTTGCAAACGGCTGAAGCTGATATTGCGGCTGACGATGTAATAGGAAAAATAAACTTCCAGGCTCCTAATGAGGGTACAGGCACAGATGCTATTCTTGTTTCTGCGGCTATACAGGCTATATCCGAGGGTGACTTTAGCTCATCAAGCAATGCCACTAGCTTAAACTTTATGACTGGTGCATCTGAGGCGGCAACTACAAAAATGACGCTATCTTCTGGTGGCAACTTAACTGTCACAGGTGATATAGACGTAGACGGTACAGCTAACCTAGACGTGGTGGATATTGATGGTGCTGTAGACATGGCTTCTACGTTGCAAGTTGATGGTGCTATTACATCTTCTGCTGGTGCTACTATTACAACTGCTGATAACACCACACAACTTACATTAAAATCTACAGACGCAGATGCTTCTGCTGGGCCTCGTTTTGATTTGACAAGAGATAGTGCAAGCCCTGCTGATGGGGATAATATAGGTCGTATACGATATTTATTTGATAATGATGCTGGTGAACAAACTGAAGGTATTAGAATAGACGGTGTACTACAAGACGTATCTGATGGAACTGAAGATGTTGCATATGTCATTGATACAATAATTGGTGGAACTTTAAGAGAAAGAGTTGGTTATCGTGCTGCTGAAACGGTTTTTAACGAAGATTCTGTTGATTTAGACTTCCGTGTTGAATCTAACGGTGCTACTTATGCCTTATTTGTAGATGGTGGCAACAACCATGTAAACATTATGACTTCCACGGATTTAGGTGCTGTGCTTAATGTTAGCGGAAATGCTTATATCCAACACGCAGATAACAGCGATACTTTAACGCTTGAATCAACTGATGGAGATGCAAACTCTGGTCCTAATCTTAGGCTTTATAGAAATTCTTCCAGTCCAGCGGATAATGATTTTTTAGGTACTATTGATTTTGAAGGGCGTAATGATAATTCTCAAGATTTTGTAGCGGCTCGTATTTTTACTTTTACACCAGATGTTACAGATGGTTCAGAAGATGCACAATTACAACTTAGTATGATGAAAGCTGGCGCATCACATATTGCACTAGAAATTACACCAGATGAATTTGTAATTAATAATGGAAGTGTAGACCTAGACTTTCGTGTTGAGTCTAACGGCAATGCTAATATGCTCTTTGTTGATGGTGGTAGTGACCATGTAAACATCGGAACTGGAACAGATCACGGAGGCGCTCTTAACGTAGAAACATCTGACAATAGCGTAAACCTTGTTCTTGCTTGTACAAGCACTAACACTAGCGAAGGTCCAATTTTAGACTTGACCAGAGATGCGGGTAACGTTCCTGGAGATAATGACGTAATGGGCGTTATTCGTTTTAGAAACGATAACACTGATCTGGCTATGCACAATTATGCACAAATAGAAGCTAGAACTGTAGATGTTTCTGCTGGAACAGAAGATGGGCGATTAGAGTTTGCAACTGTTGTTGCTGGTACAGAAGGCACTTCAAGGATTCTTTTAGACGGAGCCGAAACTGTTGTAAATGATAACTCCGTAGACTTAGACTTCCGCGTTGAGTCTAACGGCAATGCTAATATGTTGTTTGTTGATGGTGGCAATGATCAGGTTAGTATTGGGGGTGCGATTTCTGAAACTGGTGATACTTTACAAGTAACAAACGCTGGTTCTGGTGGGGCAACTAATACAAGGTTTGTAAACACTAATGCTGATGCAAGTGGTGTAAGATTAGACTTTATGAAAAATACTAGTAGTCCAGCAGATGGTGACGGAGTAGTACAACTAAATTTCTTAGGTAAGGATAGTTCTGGTAACGCTGAAAATTATGCGAATATTAACGTATATATGGAAGATGTAACTTCTGGTACAGAAGATGGTAGTCTGGTCATTTCTACTATAGTTAATGGAACAAATAGAAATCGTTTAGATTTTCTTCCCACTGAAACAGTATTTAATGAAGGTGGTCAAGATATAAACTTTAGAGTTGAAGGTTCAGGTCTTGCAAATTTACTTAAAGTTGATGCTGGTGCTGGTTCTGGTAAGGTTGGTATAAATTGCGATCCAACAGATTTATTTTACATTACAGGCCAAGCTGATTCTACAGCAATGGGTATTAAGATAGGTACAAACGGATTTAATGCTATAGAGTTTGATAACGCTACTGGCTCACTTGTTGGTCGTATTACTACAAGTGCAGCTTCTACAGCTTACGTTACATCTTCAGACTATCGCCTTAAAGAAAACGTGGCAGACATGACAAATGCTACAGCTAGACTAAAACAACTAAAACCAAAACGGTTTAACTGGATAGCTGATGATACAAACACAACTCTTGATGGATTCTTAGCACACGAAGTTAGTAGTGTTGTACCCGAAGCGGTTGCTGGTGAGAAAGACGCAGTACATCCTGACGGACATCACGAAGCTGGAGAGATAGATCCACAAGGTCTGGATTATAGTAAACTAGTACCTTTACTTGTAAAAACCATACAAGAATTAGAAGCTAGAATAACAACATTAGAAGGATAAATAAATGGCACAAACAACAACTTGGAGTGTTATTAATATGGAGCGTAATACCTCAACAGGAGGTGTTGAATTAGTATATTGGAGTTGCATCGTCAGTGACAATGATAAACCTGATTGTGTAGCATCAGATGGCGGTAAACTTAAATGCAATCCCGACTCATCTTCTGGCGATTTTATAGCTTACGCATCATTAAAAGAATCTGATGTTCTTGGATGGGTGTACAAAAGTTTAATTGAAGGTAGTGAAACAGCCTCTCAAGCTAAAGCTCGTGTTGAGAAAGTGCGTCAAGACAAGGTAACAGCACAAGTAGCTGATAAAGATGCTAATTCAACAGGAATGCCTTGGTAGGCATAGAACCATAACAAAGGGAGAAAATTATGGCTAAAAAAGAAGAAGTTAAAGAAAATGTAATTACAATTAATGGGCAAGAGTTTACAGAAAAATCTTTATCCTATTCGTCCAAATATTTAATTACTCAAATTAAAGATTTAGAGGCTCAACAAAACAACCTCCAGTTTCAAATGGATCAAAAGTTGGCGGCTCTTAGTGTTATGAGGGCTAAACTTGCTGAATCTTTAAAGCCTGAAGAAGAGGTTGAAGAGTTAGCGTCGTGAAATTAGCTGAGAGGATTACAGTTGTGGAAGTGCAATTAGAGGAGCGTTGGAAGGAAACCATAATTCGCATTAAGCGAATTGAGGCTATTTTAATTGGCACTGCTGGAACAATTATTGTCCTCCTGGCAGGAATGTTATGGAAACTTTAAATGGGTAAAAAATTACAAGAAAACAGTAAATACGCAATGGCAGATGCCGATGGCGACGGAATTATAACTGACGACGAAATGGATCGTCACGAAAGATGGATTCGCCTGGAGAACGAAGATAAGTTGGCTGACACGCAACGCATGATGGCGTGGATTGCAATGGTTGTAACGATTGTAGCGGTCATTGTCTTATTAACTCCAGTTGTGGCTATAGACAGAGTTGCCACCGCGTCAGGTTTTTTAAATACATTTATTGTAGCTCAATTAGGAGTTGTTGTTGGTTTTATGGGGGCTACAGCCTTATCTAAAACTAAATTAAAGTAGGAGTTTAAAATGTTATCACTATTAGGAGCGGCACTTGGCTTCGGAACATCGATAATCCCCTCAATCCTTGATTTATTTCAGCAGAGACAGAAAGATGCCCAAGAGCTTAAAATGCTCGAAGCTAAGGGTAAGTACGCGGCACAGCTATCTTCCCTGAAGTTAGATGAGCTAGATGCCAAGGCAGACATTGCTGAATCAGAGGGTATATACAAGGCAATGGCAGCGGCAAACGCCAAGTCTGGATTTGCGGCAGCTTTATCAGGATCGGTACGACCAGTTGTAACATATTTATTTGTGGGTTTGTTTCTGACTGTAAAAATTAGTGGCTTATTTTATTCTATGAGTACAGGTGTTTCATTTAACGATGCGGCACAAGCTATATGGAATGACGACACAAACTTACTATTCACCAGTATTATTAGTTTCTGGTTTGGATCACGTCAGTTTGCTAAACTAAGAAAGAACGCAAAATGAGGCAAAACTTTGAACAGTGCATGGGTTGGTTGCTGGAACACGAAGGGGGATACATAAATCATCCCAGTGACCCTGGAGGTGAAACTAACCTCGGTGTAACACGCGCAGTTTACGAGCAGTATGTAGGTCGGCAAGTTATGGATGGTGAGATGGAAGGTCTTACCCACGATGATGTGTATCCTATATACAAAGAAAATTATTGGAATAGGCTTCGGGCAGACGATCTTCCTTCTGGGGTTGACTGGAGTTGCTTCGATTGGGGTGTGAATAGCGGAACAAGTCGAGCGGCTAAGGCACTACAACGTATTGTAGGTGTAGAGCAAGACGGTGGTATAGGTCCAATGACACTACAGGCAGTTGCTGAAGTGGAGCCAGCAGAGATAGTAGAGCAAATGCACCACATGCGTGATAAGTTTTACAGAGACCTCAGTACCTTTGACACGTTTGGGCGTGGTTGGCTAAGACGAAACGATGAAACTAAAGAACAGGCGTTGGGGCTTATTGAATGACGTTACAGTTACTACAATTTAAACCAGGCATTGTTAAAGACATTACTGAGTACAGTGCTGGCAAGAACGGACCTTTCTGGGTTGACGGAAATCTTGTTCGGTTTAAAAATGGATACCCAACAAAAATAGGTGGGTGGGTTAATGATCCTCTATTAAAGTTAGACTCCGCTGGCACAATAACATCTGACACGACATCTCTACAGGGGATTGCAAGAAAAATGGTATTCTGGCGTGCGTCTACAGATGGTGAAGACAGAATTGGTGTTGGCACGCATAACCACCTGTACATTGTGGAAAACGGAACTCTGTATGATGTAACGCCTTTGAGAGACAAAACAGATCAGGCGACAACCACAACTGAGGCATTAGATAATAGTGAAACTGAAATTGATTTAGCAAGTGTCACTGGATTTAAGACTGCTGGTGTTGTAAAAATAGAAAATGAAATAATAACGTACACAGGCATTAGCACACTTACTTTAACAGGATGTACGCGAGGAACTAACAGCACATCAGCGGCTACTCATAGTAGCGGTGTCGCAGTAACTCAAGTTCTAATAGCACCAATTGCAACTACAGATGAAAGCACAACACTGACTATTACTGACAGCGGTCACGGTGCAATTGTTGGTGACTTTGTTGTATTTAGAGGAGCTGTCGCTGTCGGTGGTATAACAGCAGAAAATTTAAACAGAAAAGCTGGTTATCAAATTACTGCTGTTACAACAAACACATACACAATAACTGCACCTAACGCGGCTACGTCTACTGTGTCTGCTGGTGGAGGCAACGCAATTGCAATAGATTACCTTATTGGAAATGCGGCTGGTCTAGGATCTCAGTCAGCTAACCCTGCACTGGGTTGGGGAGCTGGAGCCTGGGGAGCTAGCACATGGGGTACACCTCGTGCGGAAAGTAGCTCCGATGTTTCTCTAGAAAATTCATCTTGGGATTTAGATTTATGGGGTGAAGATTTAATTGCTGTTGTCCGTGGAGGGGCTATTTACTACTGGGATACATCTGGTGGCATAGGCAACAGGGCATCTTTAGTTTCTGAAATAGCAAACGCGGCAGGTGTTCCCAATGTTGTACGCACATCTACTATTAGCTTTCCTGACAGGCACTTTATAGCTGGAGGTTGTCAGGAGTATGCAGTTGGCGGTGGGGGTAACTTCGACCCGATGTTGGTACGTTGGTCTAATCAAGAAGATTTTACAGTATTTACACCGACAGCCTTAAACACTGCTGGTGACCAGCGTCTGCAAATTGGCACAAAGATTGTCACTATGGTTAGCTCTCGTGAGGAGACAATTATATCTACAGACGAGGCTATTTACGGAATGACCTTTGTAGGCGCACCATTTATATTTAGCTTCAGATTGCTTGCCACTGATGCTGGGGCGGCTGGACTAAACACAATGATAAACATTGACGGAAATGTTTTCTGGATGGGGCGTAGAAACTTCTTTACATATAATGGTGTTGTTAAGGAATTGGTCTGCCCAGTTCAGTATTATGTATTTGACAGAATGCAGACCGACTATATTGATAAGGTAGTTGTAGGACACAACAAGAAATTTAAAGAAATCACATGGTTCTATGTCAGTAATGATAATTCAGCAGGAACAATAAACCCAGAGCCAGATTCTTACGTCACATACAACTATGTGGAAAATGCTTGGACTATCGGAACGATGGATAGAACTGTTTGGCTGGATAGTTTTGGTGCTAGGGAAGTTCCGTTTGCCTTTGATGCTAATGGGTTACTGTACAACCACGAGACAGGTTTAACTGACAACGGTTCAGCGATGAACTCATTTATTGAGTCTTCGCCACGAGAAATTACTCAGAATGGTGAGCGTCTGTTTATGGTTGATAAAATTATTCCAGACGTGACAATGAGTTCAGATACATCTTTGTATGTTGATTTAAATGCCAGAAAATACCCGAATGCAACTGAAGTGACTAAAGGTCCGTTTACAATAACAAGCACAACTCAGAAAGTTTCTACAAGGGCTAAGGGTAGACAGATTGCAATGAAGATATATAGTTCTGGCACGACAGACGAATGGTCTATCGGAGATTTTAGAATTAACGCCAGGGAGGATAGTTTAAGATGAGTTCGTCAGCGACACTACTAAGGCTTCCCACTCCTCCAGAAAAGTATGAAGAAGGTTACATGGCTCGACTGGTAAATACACTGGAGCTTGAAAAGCAGTCAACATATTTTGCGGCAAGTATTGGTTTAACTAATGCAGTAAACCAAGCGGAAGCAGTAGCGTGGTTTATAGCGTAGATGGCAAATAATTATAAAAATGCAAAGGCAGACTTAACAAGCACAGACGCAACAACTGTCTATACAGCTCCAGCGGCTACGACTAGCATTGTTAAGAGTATTCTGGTAAGTGAAGATTCAGGGAACGCAGATACGATAACTGCGACAATTACAGATACAGACAGTGCTGTATTTAGTTTATTTAAAGTCAAGGCGGTGGCGGCAAATACAACAGTTGAGTTACTGACCGCTCCCTTGGTTGTTCAGGAGAGTGAAGTTTTAAAGTTTACAGCGGCTACGGCAAATAGATTGCATGTTGTCGTAAGTGTGTTAGAGATTAGTTAGGAGAATATAATGGCAATAAACCCATACACTTTGAGTAACTACGGAGCGTTATCTGCGGTTGAGCAGGATGACGGATCATTTACATACCCAATTTATGGAGTTCAAGCTAACACCTACACTGGTCCAAATCTACAAGATGTGTATGGAACGGATGCAATGCCAATGTTTCAGTGGGTTCAGCGTATTCAAACTGGACAAGGTTCATTTAATCCTGACGACCCAGCAGATACTGAAATGCTTGATAGATATGAAGAGTTTCTTGAAAATAATCCACAAGCTCAAAATGAAATGCCATCCACAGCAGAGATTGTCCGTAACGTGGCAATGCCACTTGCTCTGTCAACAGGTGCGGCACTTGGCACGCAACTTGCAAGCAGTGGAGATTTAGATGTACTTGGTGCTGGTGTAGAGGGTTTCAAGACTATGGGTGGTAAGGGTTTAAGTGACTCTTCTACGACTAGCTTTCTTAGACCTAAAGGTGAAATGGTTGAAACTGAAATGTTTAGACCAGTCAGTTCTACACAGACAGTAGGTGATGTAAATCTTACTATTCCATCAGAACCAACAAGTGGAGACTTATTAAGATTTGGAACAGAATCAGGTAGAGCAAACTGGATGTCAAACGCTGGTGCTGGTGCGGTAAGTTTTGGTTTAAATCTACTGACTGGAAAAGACCCAGTAAAAGCAGTTAAGGCGGCTGGAGCCACAACTATACTTGGTGTGGCTGGTACGGCATTGTTTGGTCCTGTCGGTGGTTTTTTCGGAAGATTGCTGGGTAATGAATTTGGTGGTCGAGTGATTTGTAACGAATTAATGCGACAAGGCATCATGACACGCAAGCAAGTTATATTGGATTATAAGTTCACAAGAGATTACTTAACGCCAACACACGTCAACGGATATCACGTCTGGGCTGTGTGGATGGTTAAACAAATGCGTAAGGGTAAGTTTGTAAAGTTCTGGAAACATGTCGCAGGTCACAGAGCTAATGAGATTGCCTACATTTACGGTGAGAGAGATAAACCAGATTATCTGGGTAAAGTGTACAGAAGGCTACTGGAGCCTCTGTGTTGGTCAATAGGGCTGTTCTGCAATCAATCAGATTGGTCAGTTCTTTATAACAAGAAGGAGATATAGAATGGCACGGCCACCAGAAATGCCACCGATGGATGGCGCAAATATGCAAATGGAAGAAAACATGCCTATGCCCGAAGGAGATATGCCTATGCCCGAAGGAGATATGCCTATGCCCGAAGAGGAAATGGTTGGCTTAACTCCAGATGCAGTTGCACAGCTTATGAGGCCAAGCGAAGAAATTGGTGCTGTATTAATGGCTCGATTGGTAAATATGTCCAGCGAAGAATTAGCAATGCTTGACAGTGCTATAACGCCAGAGATTGCAAATATCTTGAAAAGACTTCTCCCAGAATTAACTTCTATTATCGAGCAAATCGAAGGTCAAATGATGCCTGAAGAGCCTATGATGATGGCTGAAGAGGAAGTCGGTGCGTTAGGCGCAATGGGATGAACATAAGAAGGGCAACACCAGTGGATATCTCAGCATTGTATATCTTGTTAGATAAAATGCACAAGGAGACAGTTATGTCTGTTGCCCCGATTAATCCTGAAAAGTTAATAGGTGCTATAAATACTGCAATTCACAGAGGCGTTGTGTTACTCGCTGAAGTCAAAAATAAAATTGTTGGGTCTATAGGCGGTATGGCTGGTTCTGACTGGTGGTCAGATGAAATGCACTTATCAGACATGTGGTTTTACGTCTTGCCAGATAGCAGAAATTCATCTGTCGCAATAAAATTAGTAAAGAGCTTTATTAAAATTGGAAATGAAGCTAATATGAAAATCAAATTAGGTCACGTCTATTCTGGTGACTTTGAAAGAAAAGATAAATTCTTTGGACGCTTGGGTCTTGTGAAGGCTGGGTCTTTATATACGGAGGTTAGTTAAATGGGTGGTTTTTGCGCGCAGAGTTATACAAATTTACCTAGTTACACTGAAACGGTAGGAGGCACAACGCTTCCAGCTTGGGTGTCGGCAGGTGGTAAAGCTCTATTTGAAAATGCGGCAGCGATAGCTGGATCTCCATACCCACAGTATTCTGGCTCAAGAATAGCGTCATACGACGGATCAAAATTAACGCCAGAAGAAAGACAGGCCGCAAGTATATTATCTGAGGGTGCTGGCTCGTATGAACCTTACCTAAATGAATCTGAGAGATTGGCGAGAGGTTTAGGTCAGGGCTATGATTCTGCATCTAGATCAGAGTTATTAGGTCCAGAGTATCAAGGTGCAAGTAGAAGTGAATTGCTTGGTGATTACCAGGGCGCGACTAGGCAAGATTTACTTGGGGATTACCAAGGTGCGACTAGGAGTGAATTGCTTGGGGATTACCAAGGTGCAACTCGTGAGGAGTTACTTGGCGACCCATTTAGCATAGAATCAGCACAGCCATATTTGGATATGTATCAAAGCGCATCAGACCCAGCGGTTCGTGAAATTGAGCGTCAGACGCAACTTGCACAAAATCAAGCAAGGGCAAGTGCGGCTCGAAGTGGTGCGTTTGGTGGATCTCGATTAGGTATTTCAGAGGCCATGTTGGGTTCTGAGGGTGCAACTGCGGCAGGTGACTTGAGGGCAAGGGCGGCTCAAGAAGGTTTAGGCTTTGCGGCAAATAGATTTGACACGGACAGGGCAGGTAGGTTTCAGGCAGAACAAGCAATGCGTGCTGGAGCTGAGGCAGATAGGGCGGCTCGTTTTGGTGCTGAATCTGCAATGCGTTCTGGATTTGAGCAAGATAGGTCAGCTCGTTTTGGTGCTGAATCTGCACTTAGGTCTAGGGCAGAGCAAGACAGAACAGCTCGATTTGGTGCGGAAGATGTCATGCGTGGTCAGTATGACGCTGACAGGGCATCCAGATTTGGTGCTGAAGACGCTCTCAGAAGTGCATATGCAACTGAGGAAGGTGCAAGGCAAACTCAGCAAAACATATACCAAAATATGGCTCCGATGGTTCAGGGATTGCAGGAGCAAGCTGCGGCTGGTTTAATATCAACTGGTGAAGCCAGACGGAGACTTGATCAGATGGCCTTAGACATGGCCTTCGCTGACTATCAGGATCAGAGGGCTTACCCTCAGCAAATGGTTAACTTTGCCCTTGGTGCGCTCCAGGGAACACCATACAACGTGACAAACTATAGTAACGCCCTACAACAACAGTACGCGGCTAATCCATCAGTTTACGGTCAGTCAATTGGTGCGTTGGGTACAGGTCTGGGTATATATTATAGTAATACATAATAGAGGATAATTAGATGGCGCAAGATGAAGTTTTTGGTGGATCAGGTACAAATCCTTACTTACTAGAGGGTGGCTCACTTCAAAGCCTTTTAACTCAACTTGCTGGTGGAGGTACTGAGGGAGAAAAAAGAGCTTTAGCGGCTATTGCTGGCGCACAGGCATTATCCCCTGCAACTGAAAAGGTTGACCCAGCTCAGTTAGCCATCAGGTTCTTTTCTCAAATGGGTGCGAATGCGGCTAAACCAGGGTCAACTGCACTGAGTGCTGCGGCTGAGGCATTACCCACTGCGGCTGATTATTTAGCTCAAGTCAATAAAAGAAATAGAGAATTAGAAAGAGCCAGAGGTCCACTCGCAGTTCAACTGGCTACTGCACTCAAACCACCGACTGCTGGTACAACGACATCAGGATCTTACAAATTAAATAAAGATATTGATGGAGTTGGTAAGGCAGGAGATATTGTTACGTTGTCTACTGCGGATGCTCTTCTTTACGCAAAAGCAGACCCATCAGCTCTTATTAAATACACAAAGCCTACAAACACTGTTGCTCCAAAGGCTTACAGTGTTACGGAAGAAAACCTTGCTTTACTTAACAAAAAGCTCGGTTTAAATCTTACAAGAAATGCTCTAGGAAATGTTCTTTTAACGTCTGATCAATTTTCATTAGGACAAAACTTTGTTGGTCCTGAAGTTAAAGAGGATGCAAGCTCATCTAAACCAACAATCTTAAAATTATATGATTCCCTTAAAAATTACGAAATTGGTACTGATCAACATGAAGCAGTTCTGCTTGAAATTAAGGCTTTACAAAATAAAGCAGGTTTTGACAAAGACAAATTTGGTGCTGAAAAAGACCTCAGAACCGAATGGAATAAAGTTAATCTTCCATACGCAGAGGTTCGAGGTAATTATTTAAAATTAAAAGCAGCTTTAGAGCCAGAATATGACGCAAATGGAAATGAAATAATTACTGAGAAAAAAGGTGTTGGAGACATGGCGGCAGTGTTTCTCTTTATGAAAATGTTAGATCCTGGTTCTGTTGTCCGTGAAAGTGAGTTCAAAGCTGCACAGGGAACTGCTGGTGCTATGGATCAACTTGCAATTAAAATAGAACAACTAAAAGAAGGATCTATATTAAGTGCTGATCAAAGAAAAGATTTCTTAAAACTTGCAAAATCATTTTTAGATGCATCAATAGACCTTAAAAATAAAACAAGATTAAACTTAGGTCAAGCAGTTGATAATTATAACCTTACCCCCCAAAATATTTTTGGTGTTGAAACTGCTCCCCCTTGGTTTTATTTGAATCCTGATGTTTTTAATGCTGCAAACAAAGATAATACCACAATAGATGCAATGTGGTTAAGTATGTCAAAGGAAGAAAGAGAAGCATATTCCCCTTCTAGCGGAGAAAAATAATGGAAAAAATTAGAACTTTAGAGGAAATTGCAAGAGATTCATTAGAGCTTAATGATATTGAAATAAAACCAAAAGAAACAGAATCTAATGACAACATTGATGAGGAGACAGGATTAAGTTGGGCTGAAATTGGTCGCTTAGTTAGCCAGGGTGCTTCGCTTGGTTTTTCAGATGAAATTATTGGTGTCATAAAAGGTGCTGTCAGTAGTGGTGTGGACATTAAAGACGCAATTGAGCAAGAACGAGAAAAATTAAAGACAGCTCAAGCAAAACCAGGAAGTCTTAAATATGAAATAGGTGGAGCAGTTATACCTGGATTGGTAGCGGCTCCCCTTACCGCAGGTGGAAGTATGGCTCCAAGTCTTTTAAGAGCTGGTGCAATAGGCGTGGGTGAAGGTTTAGTTTACGGCATGGGAACTGGAGAAGGCGGTGTCACCGAAAGATTTGTTGGAGGGTTAGATGAGGCCGCCTTGGGTGCTGTTTTAAACCCAGCAACTCAAAAATTAATCTCAGCTTTATCACCTGCTGTTAAATACTTATTTAGTGACATTACCAGAAAAATGAGTGGTCAGGTTGGCAAGGAAGTTGAGGATGAGCTTGTCCGTGTTCTTACTGAAAGTGGGGTTGATGTAACAAATCCAACCGCAGTTGATGACCTTTTAAAACAAATTGCAGATGGTAAAATAGTAGCTGATTTAAATGAGCAATCAAGAAATGCCGTAAGAGCTATTTACGCTACAAGTGGTGAGGGAGGTCAGATAATAGCTGACGTCTTAAATAGACGTGCAAAGACATTAACTGGGGATGTCACAGATACTATAGCAAGTGACTTAGCACCTATTGGTGGGGGCAATAATGTTACAATGGCTGTCAATGTTAAAACAAAACAACTTGAAGGTATGGCAAGTGATGCGTATCAAGATGTGTTTGATAGTGCGGCTCCAATTGGGCTAAGGTCAGCACCTGAGTTGGTTGACAGCCTAACTAACGTAATTAATAGGTTGCCAGAAACTAGAACATACATAGAAAAAATTATGAGAGCGCAAGGTTTACCATCATTATTTAATGTAAACAAAAAAACAAAGGCAGTAACTTTTTCAAGAGAATTAACCCTTGAAGATGCGGAAATAATCAGACGAGCTGTAAAAGACGCCACAAGTGATGCATATAACAACGCAAAGGGAACTTTGGGTGGAGTTCTTAGAGATACAGAATTGTCTTTAAGGTCTTTGCTGGATGATTACTCCCCAGAGCTTGCGGCTGTCAGGGCAAAATGGTCTGCCATACAATCAGCTAAAGATGCATTTGAGGAAGGTAAAAAGATATTTAGTAAGTCTGCCGACGATGCAGAAGTATTCTTTGAGGAACTTGTTTCAACTGGGAATGCAGAAACTTTAGAGGCGTTTAGGCAAGGTGTTGTGGCTTCAGTAAGAAACAAGACATCAACAAGTTCAGGCGCACCGACAACATTTGTTAATCGCTTAAATGATTTAAATGTTAAAGAAAGAAGAATAATAGAGACTTTATACCCTGGAGAAAAAATAGAAGAACTGTTAAGAAAAGTAGATTTAGCTTCTGGTGCTAATATTAGTAAAGGAAAAGTTTTACTGGGGTCTCCAACTGCAATAACAGACGCTGGTACTAAAAGAGTTGGTACAGGTGCAATAGCCGCAAATATGGCAGAATTTGTTGCAAACCCTGGGATGTTTTCTGCATTCCGTTTAGCTAGAAACTTAATGGGTGAAAAATCAAAAAACCTATCTCAAGAGCAATTAACGGATGTCGCTAAACTCATAATGGGTGAAGATCCTGCCGTTATAAGAGATGCCTTGGGTAATAAAGAGGCGTTAGAGGCTTTAACACGTCGATTAATTAAAGCTGGTCAATTAATAACTGGCGGTGGTGGATCAGCGGCAGTTGTCGCTGGTGATAAGGCTAATCCATTTTCAACAGACTTTATGTCAGTTAATGCAGGTGCATTACAAAATATAACCAAAGATATAAAGCCAAGTGCTAAAAGGAAAATTTTAGATGCGGCTAACATACAGTAAATATCTCTTAATACTCACTCTTTTCTTGTCGGGATGCACAGGCTTTACATTAGACTGTCCGATGACACTTGGTAAGGATTTCTGTACTTGGAGTAAAAAATGAAAAACAAATGGATATGGATAGGGTTGGCACTGGTAATATTCATTGCCATAATATTTTATGGGGTAGATAAAGCGATGTGTACTCCTCCCTGCATTTAAATGAGCAAAGAACTCACAGCTCAACAGAAGTCCACGCTGACTTGGAGGTGGACTGCACTTATATTTTACCTATTAATTTGCTTCTATGACTTCCTGTTCTGCCCAGTGTGGTGGGGATTAAATAGGCCAGACATCTCTCAATTCATGGATATTATTAACGCTACGTCAGAGCCAATGGTTCAAATGGAATTGATGAAAAAGCTGACAGGGCAACACGAGCCATTCACGTTATTGGGGGGTGGATTGTTTCATCTGGCATTTGGTGCTATCCTGACAGGGTCAGCGTTTGCCAATAAGGATTAAAACATGAAAAAATCTGTGTTATATTTAACTTGGGTATTTTTAGCGTTGTTATTTTTAATGGTGTTAGTGCCTATGGTCTATGCAGATGAGGGCTGTGACAGCGCAACAAATAGTAATTGCATTGAGACTAATTCTAATACCAATAGCAATACAACTTCTACGATTGATAGTACGACCACAGTTAAGTCTCCACCACCTTCGGCAATGGCTCCAAATATAAACGCTACTGGAAACCTTTCTTGTCATATCGCGGCTACAGGGGCGGTTCAAACTCAGATACTTGGAATCTCTATAGGCAAAACAATAAGAGACGTTAATTGTGAGAGACTTCGCAATAGTATCACTCTCTATGATATGGGGCTTAAGGTGGCTAGTATTGCGAGTCTTTGTGCCGACAAACGTGTATGGCAGGCGATGTGGGATGCTTCCACATTTTGTCCCATCAACGGGAAGGTCGGTGAAGAAGCAAGGATAGAGTGGGAAAACAATCCACATTTAGTGCCTGGGTATGTTGCAGGTAAAAAGGAGGAATGGGATGAAGACGATAAGGCGACAGCTCGTGGGGCTGCTGGCATTGGCGGTCTTTTCTTGGCCTTACTACTGTTACTCTGAAAACGTATACGGCAACACAAAGAACGCGGCTTCAGATGCACATACATGGGTAATGAATAACCTACTCCCAGCTCAAAATAATTTGACAATCGAGGGTGTGTTTCACAAATACACAATAACCAAAGATGCAACTACAGATTCAACTGTCTCTATTACAAATAAAAAAGTGGGTAGTGACGACAATGTCTATGAGTATGTAGACGATTGGAACAACTTGCCCAGCGGCACGAAGATTAAATACGACCCAATGGCCTCGACGCTGGGAACTCTCTTTGGTGATGGTGAAATAAAAGTTACTGGGGATGGGTCTCTCTCAGATGTTATAATATTATATCACTATAAGTTTGACCCCTGCGACACACCACTCAACGACCCAAGCTGTCCTAATTACAAGGATGCCGTTTATCAATATTTACTGGATAACGATTTGCTTTCAGGAGGAAACGTAGACGACCCTTATTATAACGAATGGGTGCAAATAGGACTTGATGAACAGGCAGAGTTAGAAGAAATGGAAATTGAGGAACTCGAAGCAGAAGAAGAGAGTGATGAAATGAGTATAGAAGAAATTCTTTCTGTAGCAGGTGCGGCAGAAGAAGTAGCAGACCCAGTAGAACAGGCAAAAATGTTACAAGAGTTCGTAGAAGTAGGAAAACTTGAATTATACTACAGTCGTGATATAGATGGTGGAGAGTATAATGATGTTTTAAAAATGGATGGTGGGGAATTTAAAGATAATGTCAGAGCATATAGAAGCTTTGCTCAAGACAGCGTTCATAGAAAAATGGTTCGTTCTCAGTATGACGACTAAACAAACGGAGATAACATGATTAAAAAAATAACACCTTTAATATTTTTGCTTTCAACTACTTGCGCTTGGGCAGTCAATTCGCCAATCACAGGAACAGTTCAGGCAAGTTGCTCGATTGTGACGACAACCCCAGGAAAATATGGTGTGCCAAATATATGGAGACTCTCAACAACGCCATCTGAGGGAGGACAGCCAGCCGTGATAAAAACAACAATCGGAACGGCTGATAAATACAAAATTACCATTACTCATCCAAATAGCTTTAGTTCCTCACCTTCGCTTTCTGATACGTTGGCGTGGACTGGTAGCAGTGTATATACCTCTGGCAGCGCCTCTGGAATGAGTGCCTATGAAACTGGCAAAACGGTTGTGGGCAATACGACAACCTTTGACATGACCTTGGCAGGAACAACATTTTTTACAGTCGCATCATCCGCTCAATACGGCTACAATCGAGCTTTCCCTTCAGGGTCTTATACGGCCACTATCGTTGCATCATGTGTGGCAAAATAGCAACAGTTTTAGGGTTTGTTTTATGGGCGTTTCAAGCTCAAGCGCATGAAATGACTCCAGCATACCCAAAGTTTAGTTATTCGCATATTTCTGGCGTAAGTGTCACAAAGATGCTGTTATGGAATAGGCGTGACGACACTTCGTATTATCAGATTGGCGTATTTACAGGAGATTGGAAAGAAATACCATTTGCTTCAACGTCAAAACTAATGAAAGTAAAACACACAAAAAAATATCCGTTTGAGGTATACATACGAAATTCAGACTTAGAGAGAGTGACATATATTTGCACAAGCTCTAAATCTTTCAAGGGAGAAGGGCAAAGAACCATAGTTACTTCACGGATTTGCTCTAAAGTAGAATAAATGAAAATATGGTTATTTATTATTTTTTTTATACAAA